CCCGCCACAGGGACTCATAGCCAGGTTATAACCTCTTTATCTTATGGAATATACAGCACCAAAGCTTTTGTTAGTGGTGCTGTGGACCAAGTAGCCTACACCTACCAGAAATTAGGGGGCAACGTTCTAGACTTAGAAATTACTCCGTCTAATGTGTATAATGCGTATGAAGAGGCTTGTCTTGAATATTCCTATCTTGTGAACACTCACCAAGCGAAGAATGTTCTTTCAGATATGTTGGGAACTTCTACGGGCTCCTTTAACCAGGATGGGGAGTTTACTTCTTATGAGCCGGGTACGGGCGTTAAACCTAATCTTAAGTTCCCACGATTCCAGTTGGGGTATGCCACCCACATTGGTAGAGGCGCAGGAGTACACGTTCCCGTAGGAGCGTCACAAACAATATTTTCAGCTTCGTTTGATACGGTTCAGGATAAGCAAGACTATGATTTGCAAAAAATTATCTATACAGCATCTCTAGGTGCCGTGCCTTTTAAGGATAAGGTAGGTAAAAGCGCCATTACAATCCAGAGGGTATATTACAAAACCCCACAGTCAATGTGGAACTTCTTTGGTGGATATAGTATTGGCGCTGTTGGTAATCTTTCTACTTATGGAATGTATGCTGATGATAGTACTTTTGAACTAGTTCCAGCGTGGCAAAATGTTTTACAGGCTTATGCTTTCAAGGAAGATATGAACGTCAGAGCTTCCCACTATTCTTTTGAAATTAATAATAATAAACTCAGAATCTATCCAACTCCCCAAGGAGCTAATCCTAAAAAGTTCTGGGTAGAGTTTAGAGTGGCTGAAGAAGCATTTACAGAGGCAGATGACCGCAAGTATGGAGCAGACGGGGTTAGTAATGTTAACACTCTACCCTTTCCTAATGTTCCCTATAAAAATATCAACAGTATTGGTAAACAGTGGTGCCGACGTTTTGCGCTTGCTTCAGCAAAAGAGACGCTTGGTCAAGTCCGTTCTAAATTAGCATCCATTCCAATCCCAGGAAATGATGTAACTCTCAATGGGTCGGCTCTTGTCAGCGAAGCTAAAGAAGAACAAGCTGCTTTGAGAGAGGAATTGAAGGCTGTATTGGATGAAATGGTGTACGGTAAGTTGGCAGAGGGCGATGCTGCGCTTCAAAACAGTATTTCTGAGGTTGTTCGACACATTCCAGTTGGAATATATGTAGGGTGAGTAACATATGAACGAGAATAGATGGTCCCAACCAGTTCAGCCACCTCCTCCCATGTTTGTGGGACAAGCTGAGCGTAATTTTGTAAAACAAATTAATGATGAAGTAATAGAAAAGGTTGTTGGGCAACAAATACTTTATTTTCCGATTGATGTCACCAAGTCAGACTATCATCCGCTATATGGGGAATCCCTAAGGAAATCCTTCATCTCCCCTCTTCGAGTCTATGGTCTTATAGAATATCAGGGCTCTGACAGAACTCAGGAAGAGTATGGGTTCAACACTCTTAAAAATATCACAGCCCATCTCCACAAAAGACGACTCACCCAGGACCAAGATTTATTTGCCCGTCTTGGAGATTTTATTCAGTATGATAACTACTTTTTTGAAATAGTGGATATTTCTAGTCCTCGATATCTTTTTGGTCAGGATGCTGGATTTGCAGACTATACTTCTTTTGAGGTTGAGCTAACCTGCAAGCAAGTCCGCAACGGTATGTTCAATCCTAGTAAAAAAACTAATTACGGAGCCTGGAGTACTTAATGCCTAAAAGAACTATATTAAACCAAGACTTGAGGTCCACGTATCCACTGTCTCCATCGAAGATGGAGGATATAGATTATGCTATTTATAACTACGTTAACGATGAGCTTAATATTTTTTGTGACTCAAACGAGGGCTTCCGCAAAGTACCGGTGATTTTCTCAGGAAAAGAAAGAGCATTTGATATTAAATCAGACCCCTCTCTACGAACGGCAGATGATAACGTACTGGAGTACCCACTTATATCATTGACCAAGACTTCAATCAATAGAGACCCAGCCAAAAAAGGTCGCTACGGTGTAAATATACCCCCGTACTTTGATGTATATCCTCAGGGTTCTATACCTATAGCTCGACAAGTTTTACAAAAAGAATCTCGTGACCGAGCAAATAACACTGCTATTAATAGATTTGGACAGGGCACAGACTCCACATACGAGACTTTTCCTTTTGATAATGAAGAGGCAGTCTATGAAACTCTTTTTGTAACAATGCCTGTGTTTTTAGAAATTTCTTATGACCTGCATATTATCTCTAATTATAGACAGCAAATGAATCAAATTCTTGCCCCTTTTCTGACCCGTTTTACAACCCCGGCGGTTTTCCCCATTACTTATCAGGGTCATTCTTATGAAGCATTTTTGGACCCAAATTGGAACGAAGAAGGGACTGCTTCTTCTTTGGGCACAGAGGAGAGAACTTTCAAGACAACTACAACAATCAAGGTGCTTGGTCACATTATCGACGCACAAGAAAACTCCGAGCGACCAGCAGTCATTCGCCGCCAGTCAGCAGCTAAAGTTACCCTCGGTAGAGAGCGCACGATTGTGGGAGATATACCAGAATTTCATACCAATCGCAAAGATAAATATAGGCGGTGATAAGAATAAGGTCTTTGGGTTTCTGGCTTACTATTTAGTAGTAGAGATTTGTGCATCCTACAGGATTACAGGTTACTTTAAATTACGTCAAAAAGATGATTATATACAAGGAGAGAAAAATAAATGTCTGACAACTCTTCACGCAAGTTTAAGTTTATTTCGCCTGGTGTTTTTATCGATGAAATAGATAATTCCGCCTTACCCGAAACCCCTGGGGCTATTGGACCGCTCGTTATTGGGCGTGCTCTAAAAGGACCAGCAAATAAGCCAGTTCAAGTTTCTTCTTTTTCTGATTTTGTAGAAACTTTTGGAAACCCCGTAGCAGGCGGTGTGTCAAATGATATATGGCGAGATGGCAACGAAAGTGGTCCTACTTACGCTGCTTATGCTGCTCAAGCTTGGTTACGAAATGGTTCTCCATTGTCTTTTATGCGTGTACTTGGCGACCAAGATACTAATGCCACCTCCGCCGGTAAAGCTGGCTGGAAGGTAGGCGCTATTACTGCTAACGGTGAGACGGGCAACAATGCAGGTGGTGTTTACGCCTTGTGTGTATGGCCTTCAGCTTCTATCGGAACCGTTGTTTCTGGCGCTGTGGCTGCACAGTTCTATCTTGATTCAGGACGTATCTTGGTGTCGGGAACTGTTGCCGCTAGTGCTTCAGCCGCCACTCCTATGTTGAGCATTTCCGGCTCAACCATGTACGAGGTTACGGACATCGATAACATTAACTTGATTATCACTGGAAGTTCGGTACCTAACAGTAACAAGACCGTTACTGTTAGTCTTAATCCTAATAGCGAAAACTTTGTCCGCAAAGTATTAAACACTAATCCTACAGTTACTAATAGTGCTATAACTACAACTGCTACTCGTAATTTTTATGATGGTGGAATCTATTTCTTGGGCGAAAGCTTTGAGCGAGCACTAACTCCTTCTGGAAGTAACTCCATTGGGGTGCTCAACTCAGCTATCAGCAGCGGCAAGTTTTATGCTGCGATGATGCCAATGATGCGAAATACAGCTTCGGCTAGTGACTTTAATAATACCGTCGCAGTCCAGCAGAATGATTTTGAAGGTGCAGCAACACGAGGAACCACTGGTTGGTTCATCTCTCAGGATTTGAGTGAGAATAACGCTGCTTATAACGCTCGGGATATGCAAAAGCTTTTCCGTCTTGAAGCTATTACGGCTGGCGAGTTTACTCAAAGAGAGGTGAAAATATCCATCTCTAACATCAAAGCTCCAGAAGGTGACTTCCAAACATTTGGAAGCTTCTCTGTTTTAGTTCGAGATATCACAGACACAGATAATAGACCTCAGATTATTGAACGCTTTGATAATCTAAATCTTAATGCTGCGTCTCCAAACTACATTGCTAAAATCATTGGCGACAAGTACCAAGTGTATAGCCAAACAGAGCAGCGCAATGTGGAATACGGAGATTTTACAAATAACTCTAACTATATCCGTGTTGTAATGGACGATGACGTAGCCGCAGGTACATTGGAACCACGCCTCCTTCCGTTTGGTGTCCACGGACCCCTTAAGTATCGTGATGTTGGTGTCGTAGGATACTCTAGTGGCTTCAGTCACTTGCTTGGTCTTCCTGTTTCTGGTACTCGTGGTACTGGCAAGTGTGCCCAGTCTATGGTTGCTGGTGGTAACCACAATATTTTAGGTAGTGCGGGACACGATGGCGCAGAACAAGATGTACTGTATGCCCCAGGTCGAGGAGCCACTCAGACTTATAGTCTACTTTCGTCGGTAGTGGGTGCTGGTGGTAAGACTGTTGGAGAGTTGAACGCTCAGACTCTTACAGTTACCGGCTCAGATGGTTCGCCATATTCGTTTACTTTCAATTCGCTTATTTCTACCTCGACAAAGACGGAAATTGCTACTGATGGGCTTGGCGGAGATAAGCCGGGTATCTATGCGAAAATCGTTAGTTCGGTTCACCTTGCCCGCAAGGCTGGCGACGTGTTTATCACCGCATCGTACAACAGCGGAGATGACTTCATTACCTTCACAAACCTGAACCGGGGCACGCCTGGTAACGGCACCAATACAGGCGATTTCCGAGGAACTATCTCTGGTTCGGCAGTCAATGGCAACACTAACCTAAATTCTGGTGTTCCCAACCGTGGCTCGGTGCAACTTGTTGGTATTACCGGCTCGGGCAACTCTCGCTTCGGCTCAGGAACCAACAGCATCAATGGCGAAGCCTTTGTTGTTGGCGCTGACTGGTCTGGTTCCATTCAGTTCCCAACAGTTCCGCTTCGTCAAGGAAGCACCTGGGGAACACCCAAGTCAGCTAAGAGCACCTTCTGGGGCGCTTGGACTGGACGAACGGCTACAGATACTTTCTTTAGTCCAGAGGTTGTAGATTGTTTGAGAATCCGCTCGTTTGATGCTTCAACAAATACTAATCCCTCCAGTACTGACCACGATGTAGCATTTGAAACATCAGCCTTGTCGGGCAGCGACCCAATAGTTATCTCCTGGGTATTCTCTCTGGATAACGTTGCAGGAACCACTGGAACAGGTTATAGCTATTCTCGCTCTAACCGCAAGAACGGTCTGAGCATCACTGCCCAGGCAGGAAACTCTTACAAGAGTCCATTGTCTGGAAACATTGACAGGTTTACGACCGTGTTGTTTGGTGGTTCTGATGGTTACAACATCACAGAAAGAGAACCTTTCAGAAACAGTGGAATCACCTCAACAGATGAAAAAGCCGATTATGCACTTTTTTCGCTGAAAAAAGCAATCAACATTGCATCTGATGCCGATGGCGTACAAATGAACGCCATTACGATTCCGGGGGTAACAAACACCACTGTAACTGATTATCTGTTGGATATGGTTGAGGACCGTGCAGACGCATTAGCCCTTATCGATATTCCTTTCGCTTATACGCCGGATACGGAAGATACAGGTTCATCGGAATCAAGAAACGCAGCAAATACCCCAACGGCTGCCGCCAACAACCTGGCTTCTCGTAGTATCAATAACAGCTTCGGAGCTACTTACTATCCGTGGGTACAGATTCAAGATACTTCGACTAACCAACTTCTGTGGGCTCCGCCCTCAATAGCGGCTTTGGGCGTACTCTCTTCAACAGATAGGAATCAAGCACCTTGGTTTGCTCCTGCTGGGTTCACCCGTGGTGGTCTTAGCGAGGGAGCGGCTGGTATTCCAGTCTTAGACGTATCTCGACGCTTGTCTTCTGATGAAAGGGACACACTCTATGAAACAAACATTAATCCGATTGCCAAGTTCCCTGCCGAAGGTATTGTGATATTTGGACAGAAGACGCTGCAACAAACAGCCTCGGCTCTGGACCGCATTAATGTTCGTCGTCTGATGATTTTCCTGAAGCGTGAAATATCTTTCATTGCTTCTCGACTGTTGTTTGACGCAAACACTAAGATTACTTGGGATAGGTTCAAGGGTCAAGCCATACCTCTTCTGGAGGGCGTCAAGGCTCAGTTTGGTATTGAGGATTTCCGTCTAATCCTGGATGAATCCACAACTACACCAGACTTGATTGACCGTAATATTATCTATGCTAAGTTGCTGGTCAAACCAACTCGTTCGGTAGAGTTCTTCGCTATCGACTTCGTAGTTACAAACAGTGGAGCTTCTTTCGACGAATAAATCGTCGGGAGAACTATTTATTATAAGGAGTACCTAGAATAATGTCTTTATTTTGGAGTGACGTAAAAACAGAACCAAAGCGCCGCTATCGATTTACGCTTGGTTTTTCTAGAAAAGGCGGAGAAAATCAGATACCGCTGTGGACGGTAAAGACAGCAGCGAAACCTAAGGCTACTGTGTCTACCATTGAGCACCAGTTCATGGACCACATATTTAAGTATCCCGGACGAGTTACTTGGGACCCGATTACAGTTACTCTGGTAGACCCAGTGGAGCCTGATTTGTCGTGGCAGTTCCTCAACGTTCTTGGCGCTGGAGGCTATAAGTATCCTACTAACTCTGAAATATCTCAAAAGAGTCTTTCAAAGAAGGCAATTCACGAAGCTATTGGCGATGTGTTCATTAAGCAAATAGATGACTTGGGTAACGACATTGAAATCTGGAGACTGGTAAACCCCTTTATTACTTCAGTAGATTTTGGCGGTCAGTTGGATTACTCAAGCGATGAAATGAACGAAGTGACTGTCGAGATTACTTTTGATTGGGCAGAACTTACGTTTACCCAGCAGAATAAAAATACTAGGACAGCGGCTAACTAATTTAACGTTATAAACAATGTAAAGTATTATTATTATGCTTTATAGAAAGGTTACATAGATGAGTAGAAATGAAAACCGTACTGGAATACCGGAGACCGTAGGCATTGATGATGCACCTGCGGCTCCGGTTTCTGCTAATTCTCCCCAATCATCGGGAGGTTTTAGCTGGTCCATTCCCACAGAATTTGTCAAACTACCAAGTCAGGGAAAATTTTATCCAAATGGTCACCCCCTATCTGGGGTAGAACAAGTAGAAATTAAATATATGACTGCCAAGGAGGAAGATATTCTTACTTCTCGGGCTCTTCTTAAAGAGGGTATTGCACTGGATAGGATGCTACAAAACTTATTGGTTGATAAGTCTGTCAATCTTGCCGAGATGCTAGTGGGTGACAAGAATGCTCTTTTGGTAGCTGCTCGTGCTACGGGATACGGAGAAAACTATCAAACTAAGGTAACTTGTCCCTCCTGCAACGAGACAGATACTTTCGAATTTGATATAAGCGAACCCAAGGTAACTCCGTTTGAGAGTTCAATTGAGTATCACAACATTGAACAAACAGAAAACAAGACCTTCTTGATAGGTCTGCCTATGACCCAGGTTGTGGTGGAATGTAAATTATTGACAGGTAAGGATGAGATTGCTCTTCTTAAAGAGGCTGACCGAAAATCTAAAAAGAAAATTGAATCATCTCCAACTACTGATTGGTTTCGCTCCGTTGCAGTATCCATTAATGGCGACTCAGATTCCCTCTCTTTAATAAGTTTTGCGAATCAAATGCCTGCTAGAGATGCTCGTCATCTTCGAGTAGTATACTCTTCGATAGTACCTAATATTGACCTAACTCAAACATTTGAATGCACTAACTGCAACTACTCAGCGGACATGGAGGTTCCGCTGAATTTGGACTTTTTTTGGCCTGGATGAACAGTACAAAGAAATAATATATGAAGAGTGCTTTCAAATGAAGTACTATGGTGGGTGGAGTTTCTTTGAGACATACAACCTCCCTATTCAAGTCCGGAGATGGTTTTTAGAGCGCCTTGTCAAACAAAAGGAAGATGAGAATAAAGCGATGGAAGAGTCGCAGCGCAAGTCTAAAGGTCACACTCATCGCTTTAAGTAATAAATTATTTTTTTAACTACTTATTAAGGCGCAGATGTGCGCTCCAACAGGGGGCTTTTTCGTGAAGAATGAAGATTTTGATAATAAAGTATTAGACTTGGGTGAAGTAAAGAAGCAACTCAACGAAAATATTCTCCATGTATTCGCAGCGTGGATAGAATATCTTCTATCTAAGATGTTTAAGGGTCGCCGTATTCCAGTCCGAGTTCGAGGCAACCGAATAGAAATCGAAAGATTCACGGACGCACTGGTAAATGAAAAGCGTTATATGGAATTCATTAAGAAATACGGTCTTGATGACCCAATGACTTATCGACAAAAATCTAAACTAGATGTGGCTATTCGCAGGTTTGAAAGAGAGGCAGGCATCAACTGGCCTATTAGGAAGGGATAGTAAGAAGTGGCAAACGGCGACGACAACAAACCTATCTCACCTGAAGAGACTAACGAAAGTACCGAGTCTACCAAGCGAAATACCGAAGAGACTAAGAAGAATGAGTCAGCCCGAAAAAAGCTGCTTGAAACTCTTTTAGCTGAAGCCAATGCCCGCAAGGCTCTCAATGAATTAGAAGAAGAGGCATATTTACGCTCTCAGTCTACGTTTAAACTACAAGAGAAAGTAAAAATCCAAACTAAGAGTGGCATTGAACAAGAGCTTACTCGAATCGAAGTACTCAAACGAGTAACAGAATTAGAAGAAAAACAAAACACCAACAGAGAAAAAGGTCTCCCTCTTATGCGAGAGGAACAAGAAGAACTCAATGCTCTTATTGGTGTTCTTGGCAAAGAAGAAAAAGCCTATCTGGCTAAAAAGAAACAACTAGAAGATACTCGCAAGGCGCAAGACTTTCTCAAGTCTTCTACGGAACAATTAACAGGAGTTCAGCTTGACAGTATTATGACTGTCAAAGGAGTAACTTCCAGCCTCATTGGGATGATAACTTCCCTTGATAAAGCCTCGGTAGAGTTAGCCAAAACAACAGGTTTTACCCGAGCTTTCCGTGGAGACATGGTAAGCCTAGCCCAGGCAAGTGATGGTCTTTACACAACATTAGCTGAAAGCGGGCAGATAGTCGGAAGCTTAACTACACAGTTCAGTCTTTTTGCAGCAGAAGGTGATTCTACTCGACGAATGGTGGGAGATACCGCAGCCCTGTTCCTTAAATTGGGAGTAGAAGCAAGCGAGACCGCTGCCTCGTTTGACCTTCTTACCCGAGGTATGGGAATGAGTGTGGAGGCTGCAAACTCTACGGTGTTGTCTTTTGAGAGATTATCCCAAGAGATAGGTGTCCCCACAGGGCAGATAGTCAAAGATTTTAACCAACTGGCACCTGAGCTAGCTCGTTTTGGTAAACGAGGGGATGAAGTATTTAGAAACCTAGAAAGAAGAGCCCGCTCGCTGGGAATGTCAACGAGCGAGATGTTTAATATCTCAGAATTGGCTGATACCTTTGAAGGCGCATCTGACTTAGCTGGCAAGTTGAATGCTCAGTTTGGGATGCAACTCAACTCAATGGAGCTTATGAGAGCAGAAGGTGTTGAAAGAATAGACCTGATGAGGCAAGAGTTTCAAGCCCGAGGTCTAAACTTCAACGATATGCATAAACGTCAAAAGCAAATGGTTGCGGAGATAATGGGAGTAGATGTTCAAACAGCCTCTCGATTATTCGGCGACCCAGTTGAGCTACAGAAATTCCAAAGAGAACAGTTAGAGGCGAATGAACGTGCGCAAAAGATGATAAGCCTTCAGGATAAGTTTGGTGCCATTACAGAAAAAGTATTCCTAATGGTAGAGAAACCACTAAGCATTATATTGGAGCAGTTTACTAAAATTGCTGATATGATTGATGGCAACTCTGGCGTAAGTTTAGTTGCAGGAATGATGATATTGAAAGTAGCCTTTACTGGCGCAATAGCTGTAATGAAGGGTTTGATATTCTTACCCCGATTAATTCAGCAGTCAGTTATGCAAATGAATATGTTGGCTGCTGCCACTAACCGTGCTGCCGCTGCGTCCTCTCGCCTTAGTATGTCAAGCCGTGGCGGTATGGGCGGTATGGGCGGAAGAGGACCTCGTGGTGGCGGTGGCAGATTCGGCTCTCTTCTTAGTTTGGGTTCATTAGGACTGATGGGCGCTAGCGCAATGTCTGGCGGTGGTGGAGGAGCAGGGGGCAAAGGTCTTTTGGGGCGTGCTGCTGGAACAGGCGGCTCCGCCATCCGCAAAATACCAGGAGCGACGAAGCTTATGGGATTCGCCGGCGCAACAAGCCTGGGCGGCGGCAAAGGCTCTATGATAAATATGGCAAAGTTCAAAGAACTAAGAAAGGCTGGCAAGACCGCAGCCGAAGCGAAAAAACTTGCGACTGTAGCCAAAGCAGGTATGGCGGCTAATGCTACCCGTGGAGCCTTGGCAGGCGCTAGAGGAATGGGTGGTCTAGGTGCTGCCGCAGAGTTTGCTCTCTATCTGGGAATGGGGATAAATCCTGCTGAAGCCGCTGCTCGCACAGCCTTGTCTTTTGGTGGTGCCCTTGGAGGAGGAGCCCTTGGAGGTCTGACTACTATGGGTGCTGCCGCTCCAGTAGCTGCGGTTGCCGGTGGGTTAGGAGGAGCGTTCTTAGGTGATAAAATCTTCGGGAACCCCTTTGAGTCTGCCGCTACAGGAAATTCTGGAATTGTGTCGAAACCTCTGATGACTCAAGATGGCGGCAGAATGGAAATAGCCAAACCACAAGGAGTCCCAGTAATCCCTGGTGTCCGCACTGAAGCGATGTTGGTAAATGATTTGAAGAAAATAGTGGGCAAAGCCGTCCAAGAAGGTATGCGCTCTACGAATACAGGGAATCAAAAAGCCGTTGTGAATCTTCCTATCACAGTAGACCTGGGTCCCCAGCTTGGAGGTAAGTTTAGTAAATCTGTACAGCGTGAAATTGAGCTTGCCTTTAACACAATGTAGGAGGTGAAAGAATGGCTGCACTCTTTTTAAGGAATCCTTTTGGCGAAGGAATGATTACTCAGAAGTATACTGGTACTGGAGACTTGGGTTCAAGACACAAGTTAGAATTTACCTATGTAGCGACTGGGGAAAAATTATCTTTCCCCGCATTTATAGATGACTTTAGTGATGCATATATGTCTAACTGGGCTACTTCAACCCCTTATGGTCGAATGGACCCAATATCAACATTTAGCGGTACCAAAAGAGCTATCTCTGTCTCCTGGAACGTGCCGGCTGACTCTATTGATGTAGCCAAAGAAAACCTAACAAAGCTAAACACTTTATTAAATTTCTTATATCCTACATATGATATTGCAGATACACAAACTGGTATAGGGGTGATAAACCTAGGACCTTATTTCAGGATAAAGTTTGGGAACTGGATACAAGATGCTGCTAACCCTAGCAGAGGGTTGCTCGGTCATGTCAATGGATTTACTTTTGACCCTGACTTGGAACTTGGAATGTTTATTGATAAGGACGGTAAGTACTATCCTAAATCCTATCGTTTGAATTTTGAGTTTAAAGTTTTGCACGAGCATTCTTTAGGGTTTTCCTTTTCTGAACGAGTGACTAAGACTCTTCCTCGCTTGTCATCAAAAGTAGGACCATCCCAGCAGGTAGTTAAAACATACACATTTAATGAACCTAAAACAAACTTCGGAAACTTTCCTTACTCTACCCCCCAACCGGCGAGTCAGACTCAAGAAGACCAAACTGTTCGCCCATTATGTGAGAATGACCCAAACAGCCCTCAGTGTGCTGTTGGTGCTCCCCCTGGTTCAAATGCAGCATTTGCCCTTAACGGGAATAATGGGCAGAGGTCTTAATAATGGTGAATGAGTTTACGATACCAGACTTAGTAGTCAATAATCAAATAGTCATTACACATGTGGCTACCGGATTTTCAGTATCTTTCCCGGCATTTTTAGATACGTTTAGTGACGCTTTTCACAGCCATTGGAACGAAGAGAGTGTCTTTGGTCGAATGGACTCTATTACAACTTTTAAAAATACTGAGCGTGCTTTAGCATTGGCTTGGGCTGTTCCAGCAAACTCCTTTACAGAAGCACAAGAAAATCTAGGAAAAATTAATCAAATGATTAGTTTTTTGTATCCTCTTTATGACCAAGGCGGGGGCGGTGCGACCCTTATAAATCAGTCTCCATTGGTAAGAATAAAGTTTGGAAACCTAGTTCAAAATGTAAATGGTGATGGTCTTTTGGGCTGGTTGCATGGTTTGACTTTTGACCCAATGATGGACAATGGTGTCTTCACCGAAATTTCTGACGGAGAAAAGTATTACCCTAAATCTTACCGTCTTAACTGTGAACTTACTGTTCTTCACGAAAACAAGTTTGGGTACAGTATAGAAGAGTGGTCAAGTCGTCTGAATTATAATAATGAGACCCTAAATAAGACTACTATCAAATTCGAAAACTCTGACAAGCGGGTGAGTTACAATACATTTCCGTATGCTTCTACAACCCCAGGTGCGCAGCGAACCTTCAAGACGGAGTTTTTCACAGAAAAAGTGCTAGAACAGTCTCGTACCTCTACTCGGGCAAAAAACAATACGCCCGGACAAGTAGTGCCGGAAAATGCCATTAATGTGCGTCAACGCCCTGATGCCCAAGGTCGCCTGCAAACTTCGTATACGGTGCGACCGCCTCGAAAAGTTCCTGCCTGGGTTGAGGGCGCAAAGAGAAGAAAATTCTAGGAGAGCATAATGCCATATTCAAGATATACCAATACAACTATTTTTAAAAACAATGACCCCAATTATCGGAAAACAATTTTTGATAAGCGAGGAATCTCGGAAACTTTTCAATACTCTACATATTCTTTTGAATATCCCACAAACGAAGAGATATCATCTTTTCAAAACATATCCAGAACGTGGGGCTCGTCCGACAAATTATATAATGTGGCGACAGAGTATTATGGGTCACCTGAGTATTGGTGGATAATTGCTTGGTATAACAAGAAACCAACCGAAGCACATTTCAATATTGGCGATACTTATTATATACCGCTTCCGCTATCGGATGTTTTGGCGTATTTTTAGGATAGGAGAACAAACTTGGCTCAACAACCCGCAGCACCACCTATCACCGGAAAAGGCGTTAAGGCTGCCATCCGCAATGAAAACACCCAGCGTATCCTCATAAATAATATGAAAGACGTCATATCTAAGTGTTCTGTTAATAGGGTAAAAGAACCTTATAACGCAGTGGTGGCGAACACTAATTCGGCACTGATACCGTACAATGGACCGCCTGGACCTCTTGTTAGTAAGATGTGCAACCCTCCACGAGCCAGCGAATTTATAAACGCTACCCCGGCACAACTTTCTGTTCTTGAGCCACTCTTGAGATTTTTTATTGTGGACAAAAGCGGAAACGAAGAAGAGATATATTTTAGTGACCACACAACCGAGGAGCGCTTACTTAAACTGGCGTCTCTCCGTCGGTCAAAAACTCTAGAGTCTGTACTGAAACCAAGTACTCAAGTTGGCGCTCAGGTAGGCATAAAGTCATTTACTTGGAATTACAACAACAAACACGAGGGTGACTATATTATAGATGCTACGATGGTGCTCTATTTCGGGAGCCTAATAGAATTAGTAAATGTTAACTATCTTCAATTTTTGTTTACTAACGGCAGGAAAAATTCTTTAGCTAAGGGGGTTTCTCCAAATAAACAGAATCAATCTCTTCAAGACCGTCTGAAGCTAAAAACAGAAGAACTAGACGAGCGTAAAAAACTCTTACAAGAAGGTACAACCCCTAAATTAAAAAAAGGTAAAGATGTCGAAATCTTAAAAAACAAAGACAATTTTAGGACTCTAAAGGTAATGGTTGGCTGGTCAGTTCCAAAAGGTAATCGCCGTGAGCTTCTTAAGTTGTTTGATAATGACAACGCCCAAATGGAGGGGTTTCTTAATGGTGTATCTTCTACCAATAGAATGATTTCTCTTAATCTTACTCACTATAATGTAGACTTTACTCAAGAAGGTCCCACCACTCTCACTCTAAATTATAAAGGTTCTACTGACCGCTATATTGCAAATAATAAATCGGATGTTCTTGGTTCATTCAATGAAGAAGATGGGATGAACAGGACCCCTATTCGTGTCCAGGCAGGCAATCTCGAAAAAGATAAATTATACCCTCAGGGATATATTGCCGGAATCTTAAACAACAATAGTCCAGAGTCAGTCATACAAGGGGATGAAAAAAACCCTACGCACTATGCCTTTACTCTCAATGGAATTCGGGCGGAGATTGAATACTTATCGGAGAGCTTAGATTATTATAAAATTCTTAATTCCGAATCAGGGCAAAAACTTACTGACACCTCTGATTATAAGACCTTCAAGCAATATTCTGAAGCAGCCGAAAATGTTTATAAATTAGCAAAAGAAAATGCTAGGGCGAAAAGGTACCAGACCTTGATGGAAAAAATAGTAGACAGCGGTCGCTGCTTTGTGACATACGCATACTATAAAAAAGGTCAGTTTACTACCAAAGATGAACTGTGGGATATCCAATTAGAATTTGGCGGTCCTGCAAACCACAATGGAAATTTCAATGTAGTGCAGGGCGCCGCCAAAAGAGTTACCCAAGCAGGACTCTCAGGGACTGACTTTAAGAAGTTTTTAGAAAATAGCAATGTTTTAGACCCGACTGTAAGAGCTAGTTTTGAAGGTAATGAAGCAAAGATGCCTATCTTCTTTATTCGCCTTGGTGACCTGCTTAAAGCGGCTATGGAAAATGCACAGATGAGAGATGACATTAAGATTGTTCTCGGGAGTTTTGCCCCTGATATGCTCAATATTCCAAAATATGGAAGCCTGTGGTCCCCAGGCGCACCAGAGTCATTATACGATTTGCCTATCTCTGTTGATTATTACATTTCTTGGTTTGCTAAAAACGTGGTCGCCAAGAAAATAGATACCTATCCCTTCCGAAGATTTTTGGATGACACCCTTCATCGCCTAGTTGCTCCTTTGCTAAATTTCACCACCAACAATTCTAATAGCCGTCTGTTTTTTGATTACACTTTATACCAGACTCAGACGCCTCTTCCAGAACAGAGAATCGGAGAGCAGGATGTGGAGACCTACCGAAGTAATGTAAGGGACGATATAAACAAGAGAAACTTAAATCTCCTGAATTATTATGTGATTTACTCTAAACAAATACAGTATGGACCCCGGCGCCGTGGAAATCGTATAGATGATGAAACCGATGGTATTTATCATTATGTGGTTGGTGCAGATAGAGGCATTGTTAAGAACTTTAACTTTCAACAAATGGACGTGCCTCAGTACAAAGCAATGGTCATTGAGCGCTCGCCTTCTTCAGAGGGTTACGCACAGGCTCTTGTTTTGCCTCAAAACGTTAGTATAGATATGTATGGCAACACACTTCATCGTAATGGCGACTTGATATTTGTGAACTCGCAAGCAGCACTGGGACCAATGGCTAGCGAAATATTGATGTTAGGTGGTTACTATCGAGTTTATCGCTCTACTCATACTATCGATGATGGCGGTTTTCACACTACGATTGATTGTAAGTTCGAGCGCAGGACCAGGGTGTAAGATATGACTACTCTTTTTGCTAGCGGCTCAAACCAATCTCCTGCCCGAGAGATTTTCAACGAAAAGATAAAGTATGATACAGAGATATTTCCCGACACACTCATCCCTAACTTTATCGATACCTGGGACGAGGATAGGTTTTACGGGATTATAAATACTAAAGGTAACGCTTGCTATCCTGATGAGAGTCAACTTAAACCTTTGGTAAATTCTAACGCTGATGAAACTTTGTATGCTTTGGGGTTTGTAGCCGATGCCTGGAGAGACTTTTCTGATAAGTTGCAACAACTAGCCGGCGAAAATATTATATTTCGCAACAGCCCATGGGCAAATCTCAAAGCAACCAAAGGTTGGCAGAGCGTTGACCTCTCTTATGACCGCTATATGATAGATACATTGTATCCTATTTTCACAGAACAATATCTAAACATTAACGCCGAATACCGCCAACTAAAAAATCCTGGCAGTTACTTGCAAGTTTTTTATAATTTTGCTAGTAGGTACTTTCAAAACGCAGGTCCGATTACATTATCCGGATTTATCGAAAGCAATTATGTGTCCATAATGCATACAGGTTTAGCTATTGAAACTGCAAACGCAGCCTATGATAACGACTTTGTAAAGACTTATACATATTACGACGATAATTTTACTCTTGTTGCATCAATCGCTGAAAACTATGGTTTCTATATTGATAAAAATGTTCCGTGGAGATTTGTGGCAAACCTTCAGAGCCCGGCTATGCAAGAATATATGAGAGGTCTTGATACGTTTGAGGTAGATGTAGATAATCGAAATAATGAAAAATGCGAACCCGTTATAACTGACCCCTCTTTGATTATTGATGCATATGCATATTCTGAAGTTCCTGGTATGCGTGACGTGCTTCGGCGCCTAAACGTATACTTTGACCCTGGCAATGTTTTAAAAACAGGATACCGCCCCCTTCAAGAAATTCGAACTCGCCCGCAAGACGTTTTTGACCTAACTTTTTCTTCCATCTATACAGAGACTTGGAGCGTAGATATCGATTATGTCTTGGCTTATATTATTAGTTTTTATAATTTTTATGTAAACGCTTTTCCTATTATTTCTGAAAAACCAGATTATAACTTCGAGTTAGGTTGTGTTACCCGAACATCCGTCTTTCAACGAGAAACTATAACTCAAGAACAATTTGATTCTTTTTATGACGAACGTTGGAATGTGAAAAGCTTTTTTGTGCTACGCTTATTAGAGCGCCAGAAAGATATTCTACCTTCGCTCCGCACTGCTAAATTTCAAGAGGCAATGAATATTTATTATTTATCAGGGCAGAATTATTTAGAGACTCTGCGCTATATTCAGGAAAAATGCATTGGACCACTAGGCACGTCACCATTTACAATATCTACTATTGGTGGTACATTAACACAGGACACTCCTCAACAGAGAGATACCAATGACTTTATTTCAGACACTAGACGACAAGTCGGAGTGCGTAGGTCTTTATATTGATAAAGAGTTGAATTTTGACCTTGCCGAAATTCCAAGTAGTCTTTCAAAGACTTGGAGGTACGTTCCATATCTCAAGGGTAAGGATATAGATTATATTAATCTTTACCTGGAAGGAGATTCCCTAAAATCCGTACTCCCTGAATACCTATTGGATGACTGGGAAGATATAAGCAATAAGCTCCTAGCATTCAAGCGCTCGCTTGTCACTGCCGGAGTTTCGTTAGAGGAAAACTGTTTTTATGATTTGGTACCTCGTCGATTTCTTATTGAATATTGTGAGCTTCAAAATAAAATCACGCTGTACGTCGAGAAGAATATACCTCAACCGACACGATACCCTTTTTATAAATTCGTTCACATTTTGTTAAGAGACTTAGAAGAGTACGACGTAAAGATTGACCGTAAATTTATAAGTAGCTTTTCTACGTCGCCTAAGCTTAAGAATTACGCATCTCGCATCTTGGATGGTTCCTCTAAAATCAAGTATAAACAATTTGGAACCAAAACTGGAAGGCTTTCTTGTTCACGGGATTCATTCCCCATATTAACACTACCAACAGAGTTACGGGGCGGAGTTATCCCCCGGAATGATTATTTTTTAGAGATTGATTTCAATGGCGCAGAAATACGCACTCTACTGGGTCTCCTAGAAAAACCCCAGCCGTCTGAGGATGTTCACCAATATAATATGACTCAAGTGTTTGGAGGTAGCTTAAGTCGTGAGCGAGCTAAGACCGCATTTTTTGCGTGGCTTTATGGCTCTCGAACAGCGGTTACTTCTCAGGAACGTTCTCGATTGGAATCCTTTTATGGCGCTGACAAAATCATCAAAAAATATTGGGATGGAAAAACAGTAACCACCGCCTATGGGAAAGTTATTCCTGATACATCCAAACATCACGCCCTCAATTATATTATCCAGTCTACCACTGCTGAACTGGTTATCAAACAAGCGCTAAAGATTAAGTATTTCCTAGAGTCTCGCCAAGCCATCACTAAACTTGTGTTTTTAGTTCACGATTCAATTGTTTTAGATGTCAAAAAAGAAGATGTGGGATTAATTAAAGACGTACTCGCTCTGTTTGGGAACACTAACTTTGGAAAGTATAGGGTCAACCTCAAGCAAGGAAAATCTCTGGGGACTCTAAAGAGGGTGTCAATGTGAATAAAGTAATTGGCTTAGGACATTTTTCGAACATAATCGCAGAAGAGATGCGAAGTCATCCTGAATATACCATCTATAAACTGCAAGAGGAAACCACGTCGCCTGACACCCTCGCTCTCGGTACCTTTTCTGATATGAAACAATATGAGGAAAACGTTAATACTGAAGAAGCGAAATTTTTCTTGCGCTCTATTACTCCGCAAGACACTGTACTGTTTATTGTAGAAGGGGGGTCGGCTATTAGTGGTGCGACCCTAAGACTCTTGGAAATCATTAAAGATAGCACCCTTAAGGTTCTGTACGTGGTACCAGACCTTGAGCTTGCATCCACCGAGGAAACCACCTATCACCGCATTTGTTTGGGAATTCTTCAGGAGTTTGCTCGAAGCGGATTACTCAAGGAGCTTCATATTGTAGATAAATCTAAGGCAGAAGAGATGGTGGGCGACGTTTCGGTTACAGAGTATGAACGTAGTGTGGCTAACCTTATATCTTATGCTGTAGCAATGACAAATTATTTTTCTCACACAAAACCTATTTTAGAATCTAAAAGCAGTCGTCCGGCTTGGTGTAACATTTCTGCTTTTGGTATTGCCACTTTTGAAAATTCTATTCTGAAGGACTTGTATGCCCTGGAGGACATTGAAAGCATACATTTCTATTACGGTATTCCCGAAGAGGAACTACAGCGAGATAATTCTCTTATAAAGAAGATAAAGACTCATGTAAAGAATCAAAAAAGCAGCGACAAGACTGTAACTTTTTCTGTCTATTCCACAACGTTTGACAGAGTAATGATTTTGGCACAGGCGTACACTTCCCAGATACAGAAGTTTGAGGACACTTAAGAGTTTTACCATCTCTCAAACTATATATTGAACATCTCTATTTGAAAGAAGGTAACAAACGAACATGAACGGTAAAAAAGGTTTTCTCTTAGCGTCTTTCTTGCGCACAGATGATGATGCCAAAGTCCAAGAGGAAATTGATGCTATTGTGGAAAAGTGTGAACTTTCTAATAAATATATTTTTTTGATGCAGGAGTCTTCGGACCCCACTAAAAAGATTATTACTTATAACGCAGTTTACGACAAGAATAATCCTCCCGCTCATAGTCTTTATACTATTCGAGTTCACCGAAAAAAACAAACCAATACCCTCTATACTATTAACGCACTCAATGCAGCGATAGCCTTAGAGCACGACGGGCAAACAGGCAAGCACCTCAAGCTGGACTGGGACAAATATGCTAATACGCTCATCCTAACGATAGGAAAAAAATTGTCAGTTCATCATCTTGAAATTGAAAGAATTTACAAGTTAGAATTTGAAAACCAATAAATAAGCCTTTACACCTTCTCTGGGTGTGGTATAGTAGATTCACGGTCAACTAAACCATGAAGGAGAATAAAATGGGTATTGACTTGAATAAAATGCGGCAGAAGCATGCCGCCCTTACCAACCGAGGAGGGGACTCCTCTGACAACTTTTGGAAGCCCGATGAGGGTACACACCAGCTACGGCTTGTTTGTCCTCCGAATGGCGACCCATTCTTCGAGGCGTATTACCACTATGGTATGGGCGCAGAAGGAAAAACCACCGTACTCAGTCCACGGACTACTGGTGATGCCGACCCCATCGCAGAGTGGGGAACCCGTCTCTGGAACGAAGGCACCGACGGCTCCAAGGAAGCAGCCAAACGCTTTTGGCCTAAGATGCGAATCTTTGCTCCTGTCGTCGTACGTGGCGAAGAGGATATGGGTGTTCGCTGGTGGGGCTTTTCCCGCACCACCTACCAAGCACTGCTTGATGTAGTTCTTGACCCTGAGTACGGGGACATTACCGATACCGAAAAGGGTACGGACATTCGCATTGACTATGGCAAGAAGTCGGGTCAATCATTCCCAACGACTGATGTGCGCCCAATGCGCCGCACCAGTAAGCTTGCGGACACCGAAGAGCAAGTCAACACTCTTCTCGAAAGCATCAAAACGGCTGAAGAGATTTTCGAAGTTGCCTCTTATGAGGACTGTGAAAAGGTTCTCAATGAGACCTTGGGTGATACGGATACCACCACGACTGGTTCCGAAACCACTCATTACAGCAACAGCACCACAGCCAAGACGGATAGTAACTTGGAAGGTGTTGCCGACATCGAGTCAGCATTTGACGACCTTTTGGCGTAGTTGACCGCCAAACCCGCAGGGAGGCACGGGGTACAGGTGTCTCTCCATTTATGGAGATAAAATGGCAAACAAAACAGGAAATAGCCTTGTAAGTGATTTGCGTAGCGAATTAAACAAGGCAGCTAAAGAAAACATTGCATATGATTTGCACGGTGACAATCCCACCGATGTGAAGACTTGGATTTCAACAGGTTCAACCCTGCTTGATTATATTATTTCTAATCGTCGAGACGGAGGTATTCCTGTCGGCAAGCTCACCACGATTGCTGGCGAGTCTGCCAGCGGTAAGAGTCTCATCGTCACACAGATTTTGGCGAACACACAAAAGATGGGAGGGGTTGCTGTTTATATTGATACAGAGAACGCAGCCTCCCCGGACTTTATGGAACAGTTGGGACTTGACACCAAGAACAATTTCTTGTATGTACAGCCCGGCACTATTGAAGAAGTCTTCGAGACGATTGAGCGACTGATTGGTCGGCTACGAGAGAAAGCCCCAGACAAACTTGTTTGTATTGTGTGGGACAGTGTTGCTGGCACACCAGTCAAAGCCGAGGTAGAAGGGGACTATGACCCCAATAGCCGTATCGGTCTGACAGCTAAGGCACTAGCTAAGGGTATGCGGAAAGTAACGGAGACACTTGGTAAAGAGCAGATTGCTATGGTTTTTACTAATCAGTTGAAGACTAACATCGGTGTGATGTTCGGAGACAACCGAGTG